ATCAACAAGGTCGCAACTCCGCTCGTTGCTCTTGTCAGCGATTCGTCGGCGATGCTGCTGATCACTGGTATTCTTGAGGCAACCGGAGTCATCGATCTTGACAAGGGTGTTCTTCGAGAGATATCCGATGGCCTTTACGATAATTACGGAGACGCGATGAAGGCCATCCTTCTGGATCCGGTTGACCTCGCCATCAATCCTCTTGATCTCGGAATTGGACTTCCGATGGATATTGCGCAGAAGGCCGCCCCCAGCATCCTCAAAGCGTGGGTCTGGTTGTTGACCACGGGTCGAATCCTAACTGAGCAGGCAGTGCCAGGTGGTCGATGATGCCCGACGGAATACCGCTACCTCGAGGTAGCAAACGGGGTACTGCTCACGACGATCATCACCACGAGGATGAACTCATCACCGACAGATTCCGAATTCACATCGGCCCGAACATGATCAAGGCGATTCTCGCCCTGGCACTGCTAATTGCCGTGATTATGGGCGATTCGATCAATCCGAGCCAATTTTTCTAATTCTGAAAAAAACGTCACACTGGAAGGGGTGCTGAAGGCCTTGCTTTGGGGTGGGGATGGGGGTCTGGACCTCGCAATCGCACGCTTCAAGCGGTGAACCGCAGAGTAGGCAAATCCGCCACTCTTCAATCCCCCCCCAATCTAGGAGTTCTAATTCGTCTTCCAAGTCCTCTGACATGAAGTCCCAACCCTCCCAATGATCGACCCAGGTCCAGAATTGGGAGTTATTCAATCTATACACCTACAAGGAGTGACATCGAGGTCACATTCACACCAAGCACCCGCTTCTTTGCACGCAGTGATCCGTGCCTCCAGTTTCTTGACTGAAGAGGCGATATGCACCCCCCCGCAGTGAATACAATCTCTATACATGCACTTCATTCAATCACACCTCCTGCAACCGCACGGTGCATATCCGGCGCACCCCATGATCTCAAGCCATACCAATTTTGACCCACAGATTTCACACTTCATCAGAACCGCCCCCCTCGAATCGAGCGAGTCTCTTCTTCAGCCAATACCAGGAGATAAACGGATGGGGCGTCGCCAGGATCAGAGTCACCCCTCTGGATGCACTCGATGCGGTAGTTAGCCACCTTCAGAGCCTTCTCGACGCGATACATCTTGCGGTCACGCAATTTTTCTTTCGCGGCATCATTTCGGTTCTTTGTGGAGGACCAGGGCAGAACAGACCATCGCACTCTTTGAGCCCTTAGGCCACTCCTCGTACACCTTCAGAGCGTCATGATCGAGTGAGACTGTCACTACCCACCTCCCTGCTTTCCGGATCGGCATGGTTGAGCCTACAAGAGATCGCTCTTAACCTTTGTTAACCGCCACCGACGCGAACGAACCGGAAATGCTTGGCATTTCCTTGTGCGCGACAGCGTGCGGACTGGGATAGTCCTCTATCCTACGGTGGTTAAGCATTGTGAGCGAGGCCGACCCCAACAATAACAAGATTAGACCAATGAGGTGCGGATGAGGTGTGGATGGTGGAGGGGCTATACGCGGGCGCGCTTGGAGTGCTGATCGTCGCTCAGACCTGCCTGATCGGCTATATGTTCTGGTGGTTGAGGCGTGAAATGGAGGATTCTCTCGAAGAACTCGATTCAAAACTGGCGCAGGCTATCCAGAAGGTGATCAGCGAACTTCCCCTGGGCGATTTTGAAGCGCCGAACGCTTTTCAACAGTTTTTGATGACCCTGATCCAACAAAAAACAACAGCGGGGTCGGTTGAGATCATCCCGAGAGATGCAAAGGGGCTTTTCACTGAAAAAGAGTGAAAGTGAACCTGAAAGTGAAACGTAACCATAATTAGCGAGTTTTCAACAGACTCTCTGATATGGCACGGAGACGAAAGAAAGCAAAGCGCCGAAGAGCGAAGAAAATCTCTCTTCTCAATCTCGCAGAATCCTACGCGTACGCTTCGATTTTGACCGAGGGCGTCGCAGGAACAACTCCCTACAATCTGGTCGTCGGAGGATCAGACATCGCCCAGGCAAAGGTCATCGACGTCGGTCTTGGCATGACTTCTCTCGGTGGTTACACTGGAACGGATCAGATTACACTTACCGAGATGGTAACAAGCCCAGATGTGGCATTTTCCACCATGAGCACCAACTTCATGTCGAACTGGCAAAATATGGTAGTGAAAAGTTTCGGTGTTTCTATCGGATTCCGCCTTGGAAAGCGCCTTTTGAGGCGCCCATTGGGTAACGTAAATCGCAACATTTTTGGTCCCCTTGGGATCGGCGTGAAATTATGAAATTGAGGTGACATGAATGGCAAACGTATTGGCTTCAGGCGCGATTTACTTCAAGGACGGCTCAGTCGTCCCAATTCAGAACACGGCACAAACCGAGGGATCTAAGGAAGAGATTTTGACGGACGCCGAGGTGACCACGACGGCCCAGAGCATCGGAGACTACGCACCACGACAAACCGTCGTCGGTGGATATGTCTGCGTCGCGAATGCTGCCGCTTACTGTTACATCGAACGCCAGGGAATTCCAATCGCTTTCATCTCAATTGGGAAGGTTGGCGGTTCTCTTCTTTCTTCGTACCCAACAACAACTGCCGTCACGCTGCAACCTGGCGACAAGATCTATGCTTACGCACAGACCGCTGCCGATAGGACCGCCAGCCTTGTCACAGTTACCAATGCCGGCTCACATCGAGTCTTCCAGGGAACTCCGGCTTCCGGAACTTCCACCCCCCTCATCGACACGATCACAAGCAATACCATCGGCGATACACTCGGCGGGAAAAATGAGACAATCATTCAATCCTACTTCGTATCTGGTGATGGAACTTTGATAACCAGCGCGGGAGGTGCTTGGGTGAAGAATAACCTCGGTAATCTCGCAGGTGCATTCTGTGTGCAAGATTCTGAATCGCATTTCCCCGCCTTCACTCGCGGCGCGGTTATGATCAGTCTGAATTATACTGCCGCTGTAGAGACTTCGGCCTGAAGGTGATTCGGGTGAAGAAGTCCACAGAGCGCAAGCGAATCAAGAGAATGAGCGCGGATGCTCGGCGTTTATTCCTCAATGGTCTGATCGGGAGCACTGCTCTGGATAAGATGAACAGTTATCTGAAGGCTGCTGAGAAGAAGGTATGAGGTGAAGGATTGCCTCTTCCTGGCGCAGTGAGAAAAGAGGGCAGGGTCTTTGCTCTTGCTAAGGGGAAGACTCTCGAAGACATTGCAGGGGATGAGACGGTGATGGCTGCATTAGGCAACCCGATCACTCTTGAGAATATCAATGAGGATGAATTGAGGCGCCTGGTACTTCTCAAACTGGCAGTGGAATCGGTACGAGCCGACTGGGTGGGGTTGCTCTAATGCCTCTGCCGAACGCTGATCCAGATAAGCGGATGTATAAACTGCTAAAGAACATCGATCTGGAGAACTTATCCTTCGCACAATTCCAATCAACAGCCGAAACAGTATTCGCAGAGCCTGAAGCGGAAGATACACTCAGAAGAATTGTCCTGATTAACCTCGCGCGCATGTCAGTTGCAGGCGACTGGAACGGTTTGACCACTGCCGCTAGCAGTGGTTCCCCTGGCCTGAAGATCGTCACGAGCACGATGTCGGGTGGCACCTACGATCAGTTCAACACCGCAGACGCCCCGCCGTATGGAGAGACGTCAGCCTCGTCATCGATGGAGCAAGTTCCATATGTAGACGAACTGTTCCTCTGGCCCTTCCAGGCGCAGACGACTGGCACCCTGTCTTCACTCGGAATGAAGTTTGAGAGTGCTGGCGCGTATGAGGTTGCGATCTATGACGTCGACGATGATAACCTGCCTAACCTCCTGATCGTAAAGGGAACACTGACAGCATCGGGCGCAGAGACTGTCTACCAGACATCGTTGACCGGCTTCGGCGGAGGTTCTGCAGGATCCATCACAGTGGGCGAGACATACTTCTTGGGGATGGTCCAGGTAACTGGCACTCCTAAGATTACTTGCGCAAGTTACCTCAACCGAAATCGATGCGCTGCAACCGACGCCCCTGACTCGACAGGAGGAACCTTCCTTCGAACTCCGACTTACAACAAGGCGTCGGGTGTGCCCGACACCATCGATAATGCTCAGACATACCCCGCCAGCACGGCTTGCCCGAAAGCGACCTATGAGGTGTGATGATGAGAAAGTGGGTCAAACTGGCGGGCACTCAGAGAATCGAGGAGGGAGAGTACGATGTCTCGTGGGAGTCTCTCAGACAACGGCGAGATGCAGCCCTCAAGGATTCAGACTGGCGAGCCGTCAAGGATCGAGTGTTGCCTAATGCTTGGCGTGACTTTCGGACATTTCTCCGGAATCTTCCCCAGAACTTCGATTCTGCAAATGATGCCGCCGATGCTTGGGCAGCCTACGACATCCCTGAGTGATGCGGATGCCGAAGCCAAAACCCGATCAGACGATTCGCCACGAGATAGTCTTGAGTCGACCAGATCGTGAACTGCTTTCTGATGTCGTCGTCGCCTATCAAATCAACAAGGTCGCAACTCCGCTCGTTGCTCTTGTCAGCGATTCGTCGGCGATGCTGCTGATCACTGGTATTCTTGAGGCAACCGGAGTCATCGATCTTGACAAGGGTGTTCTTCGAGAGATATCCGATGGCCTTTACGATAAT